CAAAGAGATGGTGGGCTCTTACAAGAAAACAGGTAAGATTGGTACAAGCAAGCCTGCGTCAAAAGAAAAGGCTGTGAAACAAGCAGCTGCGATTGCTTATGACAATGCAGGGATTGCTAAAAAACAGGAAGCGCGCATCAAAAAACGTGGCGGAAACGTTGTGTTTAAGAAAGATGGCAAATTACCTGTAGGTATCTATTGATTTTTTGTATTACAACGGCTATTCTGATAGCCAATAGCTAACGGGGAAAGGCTAAAAGATTTTCCCGCCCATGGTAAGAGGAAACCATGCTCGAGTTTGCAGAAAACTTGCTTCATGACATTAGAGGTTTACGTCACGATACTGAACAACTTGTTATCAGCGGTTCCATGAAGAATATGGAGCAATATAGCCGCATGATGGGCAGGCTTGAGGGCATCCGAATTATTGAAGAGGCGATTCAAAACCGTCTTAAGCGCAGTAATGAAGATTTTTAACCCCCAGGAGGAGAAGTAGATGACGTTAACAGCGTTAGAACAAAAATGGGAAGAGGAAAAGGAAGCTCGCGGTCCGGAGCTCTTGGATGCTTACACCGAAGAAGGTGAGTTAGATCCAGAGAACTTGGACGAAGCTGTACTTGACCGTATTCCTAAGCCAACAGGCTGGCGTATTGCCATTTTGCCGTACCGTGGTGCTAAGACATCCAAAGGCGGAATCATCCTTTCAGAAGAGACCAGAGCAAAGACACAGTTATCCACTGTGTGTGGCTACGTTCTCAGGGTAGGCGACTTAGCCTATGCTGATAAGGACAAATTCCCTACCGGACCTTGGTGCAAGGAAGGCGATTGGGTAATTTTTGGTCGCTATGCTGGCGCAAGACTAACGATAGATGGTGGCGAAGTCCGCATCCTAAACGATGACGAGATTGTAGGCACTGTTAATGATCCAGAAGACATTCTGCACATGTAAGGAGCATGAAAATGGGACAAACAACAGAAAATCCGACGTATGAACTAGACCTTGGTGAGGGTGTTGAAGGTGTTGAAGTTGACATCAACGGCAGCGAAGCCAATCTAGTAGAAACCTCTGTTACTGCCGGTCTTGGCAGTGATACAGAAGGTCAACCACTAGACGAGTCTGGTAAAGAAGAGAAGCCTGCCGCACAAGCCGATCAAAAGGATGGCGACGAGCTAAAAGACTACAGCGACAGCGTTAAAAAGCGCATTGACAAGCTGACCTCTAAGCTTCGTGAAGCTGAGAGACGCGAGCAAGCGGCCATTGAGTTCGCACAAGGTGTTCAACAGAAGTTCTTGACAGCAGAGCAAAGCGTTGCCAAGGCTAACCTTGATCGCATGGGCGAAGCCAAGAGCCGTGTGGAAACACAGATGATGACGATTAAACAAATCATCAAAAAAGCTCGTGAAGAAGGCGATATTGACACAGAGACTGAGGCGCAAGAGCGTTTAATGTCTTTGATGCACGAACAGCGTGAGATTGGTCAGTATTTAGATCAACCACAGCGTTCTGTTCAACAGCCGCCTGCTCAACCACAACAAATTTATCAACAACCTCAGTTCCAACAGCCCGTCCAGCAAGCCCCGCGCCCTGATTCTAAGGCCGAGGAATGGGCAGAGTCTAACCCTTGGTTTGGCCAAGATTATGCTATGACTTATGCTGCTTGGGGTATTGACAAACAACTCCGTGAAGCAGAAGGCTTTGACGGATCGTCAGATGAGTATTATGATGAGCTAAATCGGAGAATTCGCGGGCAATTTCCGCAGAAATTCTCTGCCCAAACTAACAGAGCGCCAAAGCAGAACGTGCAAGCGGTGGCGCCTGCAGCCCGGTCTTCCGGGGTCAACAACAGTGCACGCCGCAGCGTAAAGCTTTCTCCAAGCCAAGTCGCTATTGCTAAAAAACTAGGTGTACCTGTAGAGGAATACGCCAAATACGTAAAGGAGTAACAAAATGTCTGATGTAAAATTTACTAAATCTAATCGTGCCGGTGAGTCTCGTGAGAAAGCCGCACGCCGTAAACCTTGGGCACCTCCATCACGTTTGGACGCACCTCCACCTCCAGAAGGCTACAAATACCGTTGGATTCGTGCTGAGATTCAAGGCCATGACGATAAACAGAACGTGTTTAGCCGGCTCCGTGAAGGATACGAGCTAGTTCGTTTAGAGGAATTGCCAGAAGAGTATCAAGCTACGATGCCTGCAGTAGATGAAGGCCGTAACAAAGGTGTTGTAGGTATTGGCGGGTTATTACTTGCCAAGATTCCGTTGGAAACGATTGAAGAGCGTAATGCTCACTATCGTGGACGTACACGTGACCAGTTGGCAGCAGTAGATAATGATTTGATGAAAGAGAACGCGCATTCAAGTATGCGCATTAATAAGGCCGAGCGTAATTCTCGTGTTTCTTTTGGTGGCCCTCGCAATTCAAGTGAGAGTTAACATGACTTTTTATCAATTTTATATGGAGTAACAAATGGCAAATACAAATAAAGCCTTTGGTCTACGTCCTTTGCTAAAATTAGGCAGCAACGTTAACAGTGATGGCAATACACAGTATCGCATCGCTTCTAACACAACTGACGCAATTTTCCAAGGTGATATCGTGACCTTATCAGGTGGTTTCGTTGTTAAAGCAACCCCAGGTGCAGCCAATATTCTTGGCGTGTTCCTTGGTTGTGAGTACAGTGATCCTACAACTAAAAAAACAACTTTCAAAAACTTCTATCCAGGTGCGGTAGTTGCTTCTGACATCGTTGCGACTGTAGTTGATGATCCTAACGCATTGTTCTTAGTGCAAGCTTCTGGCGTAGCAGGTAATACCTGTGTAGGCTTGAACGCTGACTTAGTTCAAACGACTGCTGGCAACACAACAAGTGGTGTTTCTGGTTTAGAGCTTTCAACTGGTACGTTAGCTGCTACACAGGCTTTAAACGTTAAGGTTGTAGGTATTTCTTCTGTTCCAGGAGAAGATGACGTAACATCCGCGTATGCAAACTTGATCGTTGTAATTAACGAGCACTTGTATCGTGGTCCAACTGCAGGAGTTGCATAATGGCTATTACACGCGCACAACTAGTTAAAGAACTAGAACCAGGCTTGAACGCTTTATTCGGTATGGAATACAAGCGCTACGAGAACGAACATGAAGAAATCTTTGAAATTGAAGATTCTGAGCGTGCGTTCGAAGAAGAAGTAATGTTGACTGGTTTCGACCAAGCTCCTGTTAAGGCTGAAGGTGCCGGTGTTAACTATGACACAGCACAAGAATCTTTCACAGCTCGCTATACACACGAAACCATCGCATTGGCCTTCTCAATGACTGAAGAAGCAATCGAAGATAACCTCTACGATCGCCTAGCTTCACGTTATACAAAGGCTTTGGCTCGTTCTATGGCTCACACTAAGCAAGTTAAGGCAGCTTCTGTTCTTAATAACGCTTTCACAGGCGGCGCGTATGCCGGCGGTGACGGTGTGTCTCTATGTAACTTAAACCACCCAACTGCTTTAGGTCCTAACTTCTCTAACACGCCAGCTACACAAGCTGACTTGAACGAGACTTCATTGGAACAAGGTATCATTGATATCGCTTCTTTCATTGACGAACGTGGCTTAAAGATTGCTGTTTTGGCTAAGAAATTGATCGTTCCAAAAGAACTTCAATTTACAGCCGAGCGTTTGATGAAGACAACACTACGTGTTGGTACTGCTGATAACGATATCAACGCAATCAAGTCAATGGGCTTAATCCCAGAAGGCTATGCAGTTAACCACTACTTGACAGATGTGGACGCTTGGTTCTTGATGACTGATGCACCTAACGGTCTCAAAATGTTCCAACGTACCGCTATCCGTACCGCTTTCGAAGGTGACTTTGACACCGGGAACGTGCGTTACAAAGCACGTGAGCGTTACAGTTTTGGTTGGTCAGACCCCCGCGGAATTTACGGTTCTTCAGGCGCAGCCTAATAGAATCAAGGGTTCCAAGGCAGGTCAAACCCCACTTCGGTGGGGTTTTTTATTTGTGGTATATTACCCGTATCGTAATTAGGAGGAAGATATGGAGTATCCAAAAACACGTAAAGAAGCAAAAGAAACCGGTGCCAAATACTATTTCACAGGACAGCCTTGTTCTCGTGGGCACGTGGCCTTGCGTAAAACCAAAGGCTGTTGCATAGAATGTATGAAAGAGGATTGGGATAGAGACAATAAACGAAGGGGGCTGTTGCCAAAATCAGAAGCTTCAAAAGCCGCAGCGCGTAGGTACTATGATAAAAACAAACAGCTTGTTATTGCTCGGGCAATTTCAAGACCTGAGCATGAAAAAGCTAAAAGCCGTAAAAAGCATAAAGAGGCCAATCCAGACCTGTATCGTGTTTTGACAAATATGTATCGCCGCAGGCATAAAGAAGCGACACCCAAGTGGGTGACAGCCGAGGAAAAGAAGGCTATGCGTCAGCTTTATGTGCAGGCTAGAGAACTCACAAAGCTAACAGGGGAGCAGTACGTCGTGGATCATCACTACCCTTTGTTAGGCCGTGAAGTGTGCGGCTTGCATGTCTTAAAAAACTTAGTGGTCATGACGCAGGAAGAAAATTTGAAAAAGTCCAATAAGCTGGTTGACACCGAATGAAAAAAGAGTAATATCTAGGAAACCGGGGATATTCCGGCTTATTAGACTGCCCCGGCAGACGCATACAAGACTAATAAGCTTAACTTTGTATGAAGGAAAATCTATCATGGCATTAACCACGTTCTCCGGCCCAGTCAAATCATTAAACGGTTTTATTGGCGGAACCCCAACAGATCCAATCATAGTAACTACTGCTGACAACATTTCTGAATCTTACGCTACGACATCTGCCACTACTGGCGATACACGTCTTAGCTACAACAAGCTAACATTTACCTCAACAGGCTCTGGCGAAACATTGCGTGCTTTCTCTGTTGTTACAGGCACAAACGCTGCAACAGCCGGCACAATCAATGGCGCTCACATTTCTTTAAGTGTTGACGGCGCATCAGCCACTATTTCTGGCGCAGCTAACGCAATCCGCGCTACTTTAGGTGGTTCAGATGCAACTCCAGGTGGCACATTGGCTGTTATTCAGTTGGACACCGCTTACACAGTTAATGCAACTTTGCCAGCAACAGCCTCGTTTATTCGCGTGACTGACAGCGGCACAAACACTGGTGAGATTCCTTTGTTAATGAACATTGAAACAGCCCCAGCAGCGACAATTGCACCAACAGCTACTTCTGTAACAACTGTTGCTAAAGTGCTTAAAGTGATGATTGGTGGCACGGTTTACTACGTTCCCGCTTACTCTACATTTGCTTAATGAAGATAACTAAAGAGTTTCTTGAAACGGAAATTCAGTCGCTTGAGCAAGAGTCAAACAAGGCACAAACCTTCCTGATTCAAGCCCAAGCGACGGTTGCCGCGTACAAGATGTTACTAAATAGGCTAGAGGCTCCGGAAGAGCCACAGGAGCAATAATTATGGGTTTTCAATATGACGTAAAACAAGCGCATCTAAACCAAAGTGGTTTCTTTGTTCTTGGACGAAACCGTGTCAAGGGCGTTTCGTTTTTTGGTGCTGGCGGTGATTTAGTTTTATTTGATACAACTACAGCTCCAGTAACTGCAGGGGTTACATATGGCCGTTCAGGAACTACAGTAACAGTAACCAAAACAGCTCACGGGCTTAATACTGGAGACACTGTAGGTATTCACTTTAACATTGGTACTGGTGGTTCTGCCACAGACGGTAACTATGTAATTACTAGAACGGGCGCAGACACATTTACGCTAACTGACATCAACACTGGGAATATCACAGCTACTCCAACAGCAGCGTATGTTAGCGGTGTAAATCGTTGGTTACTGACATATGAGACTCAGGCAACAGACGAGTACCAAAATGCCCCTGTTATCCCTGCAGAAGGTATCGTAGCGCGTAATGGAATTTATGCCCTTATGAGCGATATTGACTCAGCACAGATTTACTATGGCTAAGAAGACTCCTTCTCTTGCAGTAGGCCGTGGCGAGAAGCTCCCTGTGTCGAAAGGCGCAGGGCTTACTGCCAAGGGAAGAGCCAAGTACAACAAGGCTACAGGTTCTAATTTGAAAGCCCCACAGCCACAAGGCGGCGCACGCAAGAAGTCATTCTGCGCACGCATGAGTGGTATGCCGGGACCAATGAAAGACGAGAACGGGAAACC